GCGTCTGCCTCTGAAAAATTATCAATTACTTTTTGGATTTCGCAAAGATGATCTTCAAAATCAGAAAGCTCTTGATCTGACAAAGCTGGCATCGTCAAAAGACCCTCTCCGCCATGAGAAACGTCAAACTTCAAGAACAAAAACTCCATGTTGACTTTATGATCTGGATTAAGTTGTTTTGAAGCAAGCGTGTACATCAAATGCTGCAAGTTATCCTCGGCGTCTTTGCCAGCAAAAACAGCTTTGCTAGTTTTGTAATCTCTTACGGTAGATGAGTTATCCGAATAAACGAACTGACGATCAATAAAACCTTTGATGCGGTATTTTTTATTATTTTTATCTACCACAAGATCGAACGACCTTTCATTGAAGTCTTCGACTGGTTTTTGTTTCTTATCGCCAAAGAAATCGTACTTCAAGCCAACAAGAGTCATTTCTCTAATCAGCTTGAGGTTATCAGGGTCAGATACTCGATTTCTACGGGCACGCTTTAGCGTAAGAGATTTAATCGAAGGAACAGCAAATGGATCTCCTTCTTTGATTATTTTATTAACGTACTTCTTTCTTTTCGGATTAGAAAGCATTTCGAGAATCAAGTGAACAACGTCGCCACGATTTGCGCCGTCATTAGACGAGTCTGGGAGCTTCAAGACATAGTTGCACCAGTAAGACCAGCTACATTTATCTAAGGTCTTTATTCGGCTTGCGGATAAAGCTGTGAGAGGTTTAACTGATGGACTCATTTAGTTCTTCCGCTTTTTTGATTAAATTCTGTGGGAAATTATTTTGAACTGCGATTTCGTAAATCTTTTTGATTTGAGCTTCTCTTTTCACGGTTTTATTTTCCCAAAGAGTAAATAAATTGTCTTGGCCTTCAAATGTCAATAGATTCATATCGCTAAAATCATTAGCAAGAGGAAGTTTGATTTGAAGTTTCGTGTGGTCAAAAACAGAGCAGAGCTGTAAGTAAGACTTGCAAGATGAAACTAATCCGTGATTCAACTCGCTAGTTGCGTCATTATTGTAGGCGATAATGATTTTGTCTGGATTAAGTTCCACAAGTGTTGAGCAAAGTTTAGATGAGATTCCTAGCCCAAAGGTTACTAGATTATTTGCGTAGCCGTTTTCAAACAGAGCCATACTGTCTCCAATGCTCTCAACGATAATAACAGTTCCAGTTTCTGCGATTTTCTCTCTAACGATTTCTACGCCACCACGCTTAACGTGAAGCGGGTAAACCCAATTTGTCTTTTTGCCTAAATGCTTCCATTTTGGGAACGTGGAGTCTTTATTCCAAATGGTAGCTCTAGCAGAAAACCCATGAATCTCTCCTTGAGAGTTGTAAATTGGGAAAACGATTCTTCTGAAAAGCTGACCAGCGGTTGCGTAACCGCATTTATAAAAGTTAAGGGTATCTGGAGAAATCATCTTCTTGGAATAGAAGTCCAAATGAGGAAGAAGATTCTCTAGCATTGATTCTGGATAGATTTTTTCCATTTCGATTTTCTCTTTAACTTCGTTAGATATGATATTTTGAAGATCAAATTTTACATACTTATCTATGACTGAATCATCTTTTGTGTTTAGCGTAAGAGAAATGAGCCTTTTGATTGGATAGCTTTTATCTCCATCAGCAAAGTCAGTCCACACTCCGCTGTTCTTGTAGATCTTTAAAGCGGTAGAGTTATCTCCTCCACGATAAACAGCAGCGGCACGCCAATAACTACCAAAGTCTCTAAGATTATAACCTAGAGACTCAAGCGAGCTTTTAAGCTGCGTTGGGTCAACTATTGAAGTCTGGGACATCGTCCGGTTCATTTGTAGCTTCTGGTCTGGTTATTCCTGTATCCATTGAGCGAACAATATCGCGCAGATCGCCGTGCTCGGTAACGTCAAAGTTATTGAAACGAAGATTAATGAAATTACGGCGAAGGTTTCCATCTGGCATACGAACAGGTTCAACTGCCCCTGCAATGTCAGAACCTAAGAAACGATTCTTAATAAAGATTAACTTGTGAGTGCCAAATGCGTCTCCATCTTCCATTCTTTCGTCGATAGTTTTGTGACGAAGAATAGCCATGTGCGAACAATAGTGAACGATGCGGTCAGACATAGATACGATACTTTCATCATCGTTAATGTCGCTAGAGTTACGATTTGTAGTTACGCCGCTTCTGTTAGACTGAACAGAAGTAAACATAGCGACTAAAGGTTTGTGATCTTGAACCAAATCGCGCTGAATTGTTTTCTTAAACTTATCAAGCATATTACCAATAACCTGCCACTCTGATTTATCTTTATCTGAATCAGCAGAAGGTTTGATATAGTCGAAGCTGAAAATCATCTTGTTGCCGCGACCAATCTTTGAGTAATAGAATCTCTTGAGAGTATTGACCATCTGATCTGTCGTCATGCCGCCAACATTATAGTAATAGAACTTGAGGTTCTTTACCTTGTTCCAAGTCAAACGAACGCGATCAACAATATCAGGCCCAGCTTTGCGCCAAAGACCGCTTTCAAGAAGGTGGACAGGAACATGACTCAAGGCCGCGCATTGACGCATGATAACTTCTTCTTTGCTCATTTCGCCATTATCAAAATGGAGAACTGGAACATCGTATTGAGCAGAAACCTTTGTGCAGAAATTTAAAGAAAGAAGAGTTTTACCAACGCCAGAGCGAGCGACGATGACAGAGATATTACCGGGTCTTAAAAGGGAACCATAAATCTTATTAACTGTCGGGAATGGACCCATAAGACCAAATTCAGTAATAGGGTTATTACCGCGCTCTTCAATGATTGACTCCATTTCTTCAAAAATGTTAACAGGCTTTTCGTCATTATTCTCATATAAATTAATTGTTTTATTAAAAGAAGAGTCAGCTTCTTCAATGATCTTTTGGTAAGAGGCGTCTGGAGCCATCCTTTTCATCTTGTCGGCTACATCTAAAGCAGACTTATGAATTGTACGGCGAATAGAGTATTTCTTAATCTCTTTTGCCGCAGCGATTGCAGTTGTCGGATTTGTTTTTCTGATGGCTAAAGAACGACAGTAATCAAATGTATTGATATTGTCTTGAAAGGAAACGCCGATCTCCTTAATTCTTTGAGCTATAATAACTTCATCTATCTTCTCGTTGGCTTCTAGGCACTTACGAATGATATGATAAATAGTTTTGTGTACGACAGTTGACTCGGAATAAAAATCAGACTCAGATACAAAGTCGCAGACTTCTGCGTAAGTATCTGGATGCTGGATTAATCCCGCGAGGAACTGTTGTTCTACTTCTAGTGAATAAAGCATTATTCGTTATCGTCTGAAATTTCGGTGGAGTTTTCGGAAAGCCATTCTTCGATAGCTTTCTTAAGACCTAATGATGTTAAAACTGAATCAAAGCGAGTATAAATTTGAGGAGTGCCATTTTCAGAGCAGATGCACAAGACAACGCCCTTGTAAGAATCCGCGCCTCCAGACATTTCGTAGATTTGGGCTACCATTTCGACTGGAAATTTGAATTCTTTGTTTTCGTTATCTTTTTTGTCTTTGGCTTTCTTCATAGTTCTACTCCTTGTTTTGAGAAAATCTCGTAATTGATTTCCTCGTCTTCGTAAATCTCTACGAGCACAATTCCATTTGTCAAGCAAAACTTCATCTTTAAATCGTCTCTCTTTAACTGCGCGAGCCAGTTAAGGCGATTATTGTTGTGAAAAAACTTATTGAACTGCTGGTGCTGCTTGCCTTGAACCTCTACCGCGATTTTTTTGTTAGCGTTGTAGAAGTCTAAAGACAAGCGCGTACCAGCAACACGAAGCTCTTCAAAGACAATGTCGTGTTTCCAATAAGAGGATAAAAACTGTTTTACCCTCCATTGGACTTTGCTTCTGGACTTGGCGTCCCAATTAATTAAGAAGTTTTTGGCATTTTTAATTAATTTTTCTTTGCCATTAAGCGTCTTGAATTTCATTTGAAGGATCGCTCGAAATCATATTCACAAAATGCTTGTGAAGAATTTTCGTTAACTTTTCATTACCTTCGATAAATGAGAATAGAGCGTTTTCGCCTTGGAACTTTTCTGGAATCTCAACCTTGTTAGACGCGCAGATTTCCTTCAAGTCTTCGGAGATATAGTACCAAGCCCCAGAGCGTTCTACCATTTCCCAAGTTAAGAGCATATCTACGATTTCTTTTTCCAGCCAAACAGAACGTCCATTAGTGCGTCCATACTTGATTGGATAAGTAATGCGGTTCTTGCTCTTTTCGTTTGGACTCTTCTTGATGTAGATTTTGCAGTAATGCCCAATAATAGGATTTTTCACTGGGTCTGATTTCTTGATTGATGGGTCTTTAAGGATAACGTCCCCTTCAAAACGAGGTTCAAACTCAAAGATAAAATTGGCGAAGTGCAGTAAAGCATTGCCGCCAGTAGCGGACGTTTGACGAATTGGGGCTTTGCTGTATGGGTCAAGTTGAATATCGCTTCTGACCTGAGAAATGAAAATAGCCATATGCCCACGTTTAGTCAGACCGATAGACATACGCTTCATGAAGTCAGCCGCGATTACTGCGCCGCCAGCAACTTTCTTGGAGTCTTCAAAGTTCTTGTCTAAGTCTCCCTTAGAAATAAGGCCATCCACAGAATCAAGGACAAACATATACTTGGCCTTGTCCTCATTGAATTGAACTAACTGGCGCATTGCGTCAACGGCGGTTTCGTAGATATTGCACTCAAATACGAAACAGGTTCCAACGTCCCAAGATTCGGCGTCGAAAACAAACTTAACGCCAGAGCGTTTTTGCATCTCGTCGGAAAGGCGACCTTCCGCTTTGATAAAAAATCCTTTTGAGTTCGGTACGGTCAACAAAAAGTTACGCATAACTTCAAGCGCGGCGGATGTTTTGCCGCCTTCTGTGAAACCTACGAATCTGTGCAAACCGGGTCCAATGCCGCCGCTGGTCTGCATATCGAGGTTAAGAGAACCAGTAGAAACACGATAATTGAAGGTTTCTTCAAAGTTGTAGTGGTCTTCTTTTTTGTTATTCAAAAACGATTTCAAAACAGAGTTTGATGAAACGTTGCCTTCTGGTTTTTCTTCTTTTACTTTTTCTTTCTTGCTCATGATAAAAATTCCTTTAGTGTTGGTTTAGGTTTAATGTTAAAATCTTCTCCAACCTTGTCTGTCAAGACGATTGTTTGGGTTGGTTGTGGCTGATAGTAAAACTCATTGCGCTTGATTTCAAGTTCCGCCGCTTTCCAATCAGCATAATAAAAAGCGAGACTCTCAACCTTCTTGATAGGAACATATTCCGACAAGAATTTAAAGCCGTATCTTTCCTCAAGCTGCCTGAGAATAGTAAACTCTTTCTTCCAAAACTCAGCGGTGGTGCGCTTTGGCATACTTACAAATCTAGCAACGATAACACGACGAGACGCTTTCTTTGCTGGTTTTGGCTTCTTGACTCTAGGTTTACGAGGTGCTCTTTCGGCGCGAGGCTTCCTTGGTTTTCTAGGTTTACGAACCTTGACGACTTCTGGAGACTGAATCTCTAGTTGAAATGGCTCTTCCATGCGGCCACAAGAAAGCAGTTATCACCAACTGTCAATACTTTTTTAAGATTTATTTGAAGCCGCAGCAGAACCAAAGTAAAAGCCTGTAATCGCAATTAAGCATTGGCGTATCTCAGTAGTGATCAAATTACCTGAAATCTCAACAAAAGCGGTCTTGGTCTTCTCTGTGACAAAGCCCAAGATGTCGGTTCCGTCTTGATAATCTACTTGAAGATAAGTAGGAATACCTAAAAGAGCCATAACGAACGGAGAGATAACGATAGAGAAGATAACGGAAACGACAATAAACTGCCTAACCATCTTGCCTACGTCGCCATCTCTTTTAGCTGCTTTATCAGCAGACTCATCGGCTTTATCTATCGCCTTCATCATTCGATCAAAGCGTAGCTTTTGCTCTTCGGCTTTTGCAGCCATAAAGCGAAAAATGAATCCGACGACAGACCCACCTAATAGACTGATTAGTTCAGACGGCACATAGGATATTTACACCTTAAAGACCAAAAGCTTCTATCGTCAAAGGGAAGTTGCCATTAGCTTTTATCAAAGAAAGCATTTCCGAAGCAATGTCTCGGATTTCTTTTTGAGCGTCTAGCTTATTGCGAAGGTTGAGGAAATGATAGAACGATCTCCAGTTAAACATTACATCAGCAGTAACTTGCGTATTGTAAGTTCTAAAGAATCTAGCGGACTCTTTTGCTCGCTTACGGTCAAAGCCATGATTTTTGACCAAATCTTCTAAGCAGTTATGATAGAGTCTGAGACCATTATTGGTATAGTTCTCAAGAATCTCTTTCCAATGTTCGGGCCAATCAGAAGGTAAGCAGAAGTTATCTTCTTTCATCTCTTTGTATCTGGCAGACTCGCCGTTGATTGAAACGCCAATTCTGTGTTTCAATAAATGAATATGACTAGCTACATCAGTAGTGACCAAGAAGTGAAGCGAAGACTTTTCAAAAGGAGTGTGGTGACCGTTCTCTGCCAGCATTTTTAAAAGTGGCCCAATTCTTTGTTTCTTCTCTTCGTTAATATCTCTGGATGTAGAAGTCCAAGCGGAGCAAGCGTGAACTTGATCATCACCATAGATACCGATAAGCTGTACTGTATTATTTTTCATAGCGAACAAACATTATATTGTCTTTGTCGAAGGCAGATAAAGACATTTTATTATCTGATAGATAAAATATTGTTTCTAATAACTCTGTCGTAGATAAATGGTGGTGCTCAAAAATAATTTTGTCAATGCAAACTTTACTAAAATCTATAGAACGGACGATTTTTCCATCGTATGATTCGGCGTCTATTTTTAGAAGATCTAATTTTGGGAAGTTATATTTTTTATATAATTCATTAAATGTTATAGACGGAGTTTCTACACATTTTGGATCTTCAAGTTTTCTAGACGAGTCAAGAGGATCTATTAGTTTTTTTAAATGATCCTTTTCTACCGTACCCCATCCATTAGACCAAGCGTAATCATAATAATAGAATTTACAATTACCGCCGTTTTCTGTGATAGCTATATTTTCGTAAAAACACCCATCTACTCTTTCGATTGTATCAAAAACGTGCTTAAGAGGCTCGACTAAAACCCCAGTCCATTCTTTTGTTTTTGCTAAATCTGCCAGAGTATTGTAGTTATTTGAGCCTATTTCTATAAAGTATTTCATATGCTGTTGTAAAGTTTATTGTATTGCTGTAAAATTCCTGCATAATATAGAGAGTGATATTCTACGCCGATAAGAATCTCAGCAGTAGCTTTTTGTCTATCTTTTAAATATGCAGCGGTTTCTTTATTGTCTAATAAGAATTTTACGCATGACTCTATATTGTTTTCATCGACATAAACAAATGCTTGGTCAAAATCAAACATATGGTAATACCAAGATATGTCGTTTTGATCTACTGGAGGACGAACGTAAATACACAATGAGTTAGACGCCATAGTCCAAATCAAACGCTCCCAAGATGTCGTGTTGCCGTTTATATTTAAAATGAATTTATATTTAAGCTGATCAGCAATACTTACGAAATCACTAGAGTGAGCTGCATTTGGAGGCGTCTTTGTAAAGTTCGTTATTTTCGCATCAACCACTTTACTGTCAAGGTATCTCTCGCAGATATTTACTCTTTGAGTGTTTTCGTTTGCAATTTGCAAGCCAGTGTCAGAGCCAAAAAAACAAGCTTTGTCCTGCTTTGCGGACCATTCAATGTCCAACTCACCTAATCGAGAGCAGGTGTTAATAGTTTGTCCTAAATGAGAATCGGGAATGCAGATATGCGGAGAACTTTTTGGACGAGCGAAAACGAACTTACTTGGATCGTCTAAGTATTCATTATTTGTTTCGTCATTGAAATTAACCATAAAGTCAAAATTCAAATCCTTAAGACCATAATGATTTAACACCTGACTGGTAAATGAATCAAAAAACCTCTGCCTGAAAGTGTCTAGATAATGTTTATTTTTATCAAGACAGGTAAGTTGACCATCTTTGATTCTATAGATGGCTTCGTTTATACCTAAACAAATTGCGCTAAAGTCTTTGAAGATTCTTAATCTGCTAGGATTAAGCTCGTTGTCGATACAGTATTGTACTGGCATAACTAATCAAGAACATGATTTAATGTCGCTGTCAACCATTTTTTTCACTAATTGGAAAAAAGTTGTTTTAGGACTCCATTTCAAATGGCTTCTGGCTTTTGTAGAATCTCCAAGAAGAAGCTCAACTTCTGCTGGTCTAAAGAATCTTGGATTAACAACGACAAGAGGAATCTTTAACTCCGCATGGACGAACATTTCGTCAATCGTGCCTTCTTGACCAAGCCAGTTTCCTTCGATTCCTGCTGCTGTAAAAGCCAATTGGACAAACTCTCTGACAGTATGAGTTTCATTGCTTGAAAGAACATAATCTAATGGCGGATAAGCAAACTGATTCAACATCTTCCAAACACCATCAACGAAGTCTTCCGCATCGCTCCAATCTCTTTGCGAAGAAAGGTTGCCGAGTTCAAGTGCAACTGGTGACTTTTTGTTTTTTAAATCATTTGCGATCTTTGCTACGCCAGAAGTAATTTTTCTGGTGACAAACTCTTTTCCTCTGCGAACTCCTTCGTGATTAAAAAGCCAGCCTTGCACAGCATACAAGTCATAAGAATCTCTCCATACCTTTACGATATGACGAGCAGAGGCTTTTGACGCGCCATACGGACTGCGAGGACGAAGCGGATGAGTTTCGTCTTGAGGAACGGTCATAACGTCGCCAAACTCTTCGGACGAACCAGCGTTATAATAATGACACTTTGGGGCAAACTTTCTAATAGCTTCAAGCTGGAACATCACCGCCAAGCAGTTGTTCTGCATATGGTTCAGCGGCATTTCCCAACTAGTTCCAACGAAAGAGTTCGCGGCAAAATTAATAAAGTAATCTGGTTTGTACTTTTCAATTACATGATTGGTGCTTTGTGGATCACTAATATCTAAGTCAATCAGTTTGAAACGCGGGTCTGTGATATGACTGATGTTCTGATGATTAGATACGCTGAGTCTGCGAACTGCGCCGAGAATATTGTAGTCTGTATTTTTGAGCAAATAGTCGGCCATAAGACTTCCGTCTTGACCTGTTACGCCTGTAATAATAACTGTTTTCATGTTTTAGTTTCTGAGATTTTTTCTTTTGGGAAGAAGGCTTTTTGAAGCTGTACTTTACAATTATAACGTCTCATGTTTAAATCATCAACTTCTTTTGCTAGTATTTCGCCATATCTTGCTTTCTCTACGGCGGAAAAAGTATCTAAGTTGGATAAATATAATTCTTTATATTCATTTGAGTTAAATATTTTATCATGAAGCTTCCATCCTACCTGAGAAGAAATATGATTAAAACAATCATTAAATAAGTTTCCTGCATTGTTTAAATTCTTATGCCATTTGACATCTAGAATAGATAGGTAATCATAAGCGTATCCTTCATCTACCTGAATTGTTATCATGCTAGTTCTTCCCAATTATAATATTCGGAATTTGGATGATCATAATTCCATTCTGAACTTAAAAATCCATTGCCATCTTTAGGTTGAAAGACATAAGTTTTGCATCCTACCGCTGTAGCTAAATGCTCGTCTCCAGTATTTGCTCCCATGTATGTTTTGCACATTCTTAATAGACAGATATATTTTCTTAAATCTAAATCAAGCAGCCAAGTGCCTTCTATATCAAGAGCGTTGGAAGATGACTGACAAATGATTGGTGTCTTTGATTGTTTTTTTAATTTTTCTAGCAAGGACTCGGCAAACTCTTTAGGTAGGCTTCTTACCGAAGACCAATATTTAGAACAGGTCGGAACAAATATAACAGGATTTTTTTTGCGCTTAAGATATTCGTAAGCCCATTTCTCAGACTCTAAATCAGAATAAAGAACTAACGGTCTATTATCTAATGTGTTAGCTACTTCTCCAAATAAATTTCTTAATTTTCTTGTAGCGTAGTGACCAGACCCTAAATCTTGAATAGGTATGATTTCTTCTTTTTTGCAAATTTCTACCGTTGCTAAATTTTGAAATAAAATAGAATAATTACTTTTTTCTTCTGGTAATTGTATTGTAAATTTGTTTGGGAAATATTTACATAACGAAGTTAAAAACAAAGTGTCTCCTAAACCGTAGCTTTGACATCCGAATTTCATAAATTATATTAAGAATTCAATTTTGCAATTACATTATATCCACTTTGCTCAAGGGAATAATTATTAGACTGAAGCAAAGAAATTAATTTGTCGCTATTCTTATTGTACGAAAATGCACCGTCAGCATGGTAAAATTCGTATTCGATGTATTTGGGTTTGTTTTTTGCAAAATCTAAATTCAAAATAGTCACGACATCCAAGCCCTCTATATCAATATAGAGCCGCTCTACATCATTAAAAAAGAAATTAAAAATAGTATTTATATCCAGCGTTGGTACAAAAAAATAATTTAAATCTTTATGATGATGGCTTGTTACATGATTTTTTAGTAGTGACGCGTGAGCCGAACAGTCGTCAGAAGCTGGATAAAAGAATTTTAAAATGCCATTTTCGTGTGCAACGGCACACTGGACGGCGATTAACTTATCTCCTAAAAAGCTATATTTTTTTGTGGCAATTTCTATACATTTAGGAAGAGCGTCTATAACTAAAAAATTGCTTATAGAATCTCTATTTGCGCTTACAAAATCAAAGACATGATCTTCGCAATTATTGCATCCTATTTGAATTATGTTCATATTAAAAGCTTTTAGCTTTCAAATGATACAAACTCAAACAAAAAATTCTACAGAATTAATCTGTATCTTTTTCTTCGCCAGCTTTTGGATACATGAGGTAGTTATAAACAGTATTCATGTAATCATCCATAAGCGCCAATTTAGCGGCAATGAAAGGTTCAGAAAGCTCAAGAGCGATTTCTGGATCTTTGTTCATCGCGTCGATAAGGGCTTTGGCTTTATCAGCCATAGTCGAGAATGTTTGCTCGGCCATCTCCATTTGTTCTTCGTGATGATACTTCATTTCTTCAATATCGGACTCAACAGATTCAACTTCGGCTAAAGCGTTATTTAATTTAAGAAGCTCTTCTTGATCGTGGATTTGATCTTCAATGGAGCCTTTGGTTACTTGGGTAACGGATTTACCGCCTTCCCACATGCGACAGCTCCAATAACGCGCCTTCCATTTTGGACCGGGGTTTGTGTCGCATTTATGGCGAGCGCGAAAACTCTTTCTGCGCTCTGGGTCGTCACGTTTAATCTCCATATCTGGATCGCCAAACTTAACAACAACGACATTTCCTTTTGGATTCTTTACATAAACGCCAAACTTTTTATTGGAGCCAGATGGCAAACGAAATGGTTTATTTAAAGTTTTCTTTTCCGCTTCTGTATAAGTAAGTTCAATAGCAGCTTGGGCTTTTTCGTAAGCTTTCTTATCTGGATAATCAGACGAGCCTTTTTTTGCTGGGCGATAGTTTTTGCCCATGCGTTTTTTCTTGTCTCTGATATTTTCCCATAAGCCTTTCTTTTTGGCTTCTGCGATGTTTTGTGAAAAGTCAAG